GGGTAAACTTTGAAGATAATAGACGTAAAGGTAGATCCTGGAACATACCACTTTTAAATAACAGATTCATTATGTTTCCATCAACTAATATGTATTATTTAACTAATAATCAAAAGGATAGTTTAAATTTTGTACAAACTATAACATATGAATATATCTAATTACTATTGGTATTTTAGTGGTGTTCTTACACCTAAATTTTGTGATGAAGTTATTAAATACGCTAACGAACAAAAAGAAGTTATGGCTAGAACAGGTGGTTATGGTGACAGAAAATTAAACAAGCAAGAAGTGTTAGATTTAAAAAGAAAAAGAAATTCTGATTTGGTATGGCTCAATGATACTTGGATATATAAAGAATTACATCCATACGTACACAAAGCAAATAAAAACGCTGGTTGGAATTTTGAATGGGAAAGATCTGAATCTTGTCAGTTTACCAAATATAAATTAAATCAATATTACGATTGGCATTGTGATAGTTGGGATAAACCTTATGATAGACCAGGTAAACCAGATCACGGAAAAATTCGAAAACTATCTATGACTTGTCAGTTAACAGATGGTTCAGAATATAAAGGTGGTGAATTGTAATTTGATTTTAGAAACTATGACCCACATATGCGAGATGAATCGAAGCATAGAATACAATGTAAAGAGATATTACCAAAAGGTTCTATTATTGTATTTCCTTCATTTGTGTGGCATAGAGTTAAACCAGTAACATCAGGCACAAGATATAGTCTTGTTGTCTGGCATTTAGGAAAGCCATTTAAATAATGTATATAAATAATTATTTTAACACGACCATTTGGTCAGAACAAAAACCAGAGTTTGTAAAATCTTTAAACAAAGCAAGTAACAAATATATTAAAGAAGCAAAGAGTAGAGAAAAAAAATATATTAAAGAGTATGGTGACTTTGGTAGATCGTTTCATTCAACACCACTTACAATGGATAATAACTTTTTAGATTTTAGAAATTACATTGGCCAAAAGTCTTGGGAATATTTAGATCACCAAGGTTATGATATGTCACAATACACAACTATGTTTAGTGAGTTATGGGTACAAGAGTTTGCTAAAAAAGGTGGTGGTCATCACTCTGCACACATACATTGGAATCAACACGTATCAGGTTTTTATTTTTTAAAGTGCAGTGATAAAACATCATACCCCATCTTTCACGAACCGAGAACAGGAGCACGTGCAACTAAATTAAAAATGAAACCAAATATAAAAGGTGTATGGGGAGGTACAGAGTTAATTCATTTTAAACCTACACCAGGCACATTGATTATATTTCCAGGGTTCTTGGAACACGAATATGCAGTAGACCACGGTATAGAACCATTTAGATTTATACATTGGAATATACAAGCTGTGCCAAAAGAAATGGCAAAAGATGTTTAAAGTAAAAAGTAATTTTTTTAAAAAAGATGATTTTAATAAAATGAAATATATAGTTACACATCCTAATTTTAATTGGTTTTTACAACACGGAGTTTTAAGAAATGAAAACAATATTTATTTTAGTCATATTTTTTATGACAACATAGAAATAAAAAGTCCTTTTTACAAAGACATTATAGTACCGTTTATTAATAAATTAAAAATTAAAAAATTATTAAGATCAAAATTAAATCTATATCCTAAAACACATAAACAAATTATTCACGGTTTTCATACAGATAGAACAGATAAACACAATGTTATTTTGTTTTATTTTAATACAAACAATGGTCAAACTTTATTTAAAAATAAAAAAATAGATTCTAAAGAAAATAAAGCTATAATATTTAATGGTTCTTTAGAACACTCTAGCACGACCTGTACTGATGAAAATTATAGAATTACTTTAAATATAAATTATGAGTTTTAAAAAAAATAAATATACAGTTATTCGTCAAGCAATATCAAAAGACCTAGCAGCTTTTATTGCAAATTATTTTTTAATGCAAAAACAAGTTTATGATACTTGTAAACAAGCCAGATACTTTTCACCCTTTGAAAATATAATTGGATATTATGAAGGTGAGAACGAACAGATACCAAACACATATTCTCAATATGCAAATATGGCTATGGAAACTTTATTACTTAAATGTCAACCTGATATGGAAAAAGCAACAGGATTGAAATTATATCCTGCCTATACATACGCAAGAATATATAAAAAAGGTGATGAGTTGAAAAGACACAAAGATAGATTCAGTTGTGAAATATCTACGACTATGAATCTTGGTGGTGATGATTGGCCAATATATCTTGAGCCATCTGGAGAGGTAGGAAAAAAGGGCGTTAGAATAGATCTTAAACCAGGAGATATGTTAGTTTATTCTGGATGTGAATTGGAACATTGGAGAGAAAAATTCAAAGGAAAAGAATGCGTACAGGTTTTTTTACATTATAATAATCGTAAAACACCAGGAGCTAAGGATAATATGTTCGACAAACGTCCACATTTAGGTCTTCCATCATGGTTTAAAAGATAACAAAATCGTGTTATAACACACTAGCGGGCTAGGACTTACACCACATACCACCGTCCTAGTTCGCTTATAGGAGTTTTATGGGTTTAGGAATAACAGCTATAGCACAAGATTCGATATCGTCACTAGGGACACCTAATACGATTGCAGCTGTAACAGGCGTTTCATTAACATCAGCAACAGGATCTTTATCTATTACGGGAACAGGTAATGTTTCAGTTACAGGTAATGTATTAACAACAGCTGTTGGACAAGCGCAGACGGACCCAGATGTTATCGCTACAGGTCAACAATTATCAACAGGTATAGGTTCTGTTTCTACTACAGCTAATGCTACGGTATCTCTAACTGGAATACCTATGACTATAAATCTTGGTAATTCGGTTGCAAGTATTGACATAGATGTTTCTGTAACAGGATCGTCACTAACATCTGCAATAGGAACACCGACTGTTTTCTTAGAAACACCAGTAGATGTAACAGGTCAATCATTAACAAGTGCAGTAGGATCACCACTAATTATCTCATGGAGTAACGTAGATCCAGGTGTAACTAACACTTGGACGGAGGTTGATATAGCAGCTTAAAGGAGTTATAATAAATTATGGCATCGACATTTTCAGCAGATTTGAAATTTGAACTTATGGCAACCGGTGAAAACGCTGGTACATGGGGAACAAAAACTAATACAAACTTAAATCTTGTTCAACAAGCAATTGCAGGTTACCAAGAGATTAATGTTGCATCGTCTAATATAGATTTAGATATGAGTGATGGTACAATATCTAATGCAAGAAACATGGTTCTTAAATTTACAGGGACTCTTGCAGGAACTAGAGTTGTTACAATACCTGACTCAGTAGAAAAATTCTATGTGGTGGTAGATGGTACAACTCACTCAGGAAATACTTTAACTTTCAAAACCTCATCAGGAACTGGTTTTACCTTAACACAAGGTAAGAGTCATTTTTGTTATTCTGATGGCACCAATCTAAATTTAATATCAGGTATACAACTTGCTAATAACACATTAGACACTGTTCTAGATCAAGGAAATAGCTCTGACGGAACCATCAATGTAAGTAACATTACTGTAACTGCAGCAACGACTTGTAATACAATTAGAACGAGCGGTGCTGCTATTTTTGGCTCAACTGTTGCAGCAACAAATAATATAAGCACATCTGCTGGTACGGTATCTGATTCCAAAGGAGAGATAAGACTCCTACCCGCAAATTCTCAGGGTTCAACATACAGTCTTGTCGCTGCTGATCATGGAAAATTAATTATTGCATCAAACACAATTACAGTGCCCTCAGGTGTATTTTCTGCAGGACAGCAAATAAAAATTTTTAATAATACTGCTTCAACAATTGCAATAAATAGATCTGGTGTAACAATGTTCTTTGCAAAGGATGGATCAAATGCAGATAGAACTTTAGGGACAAGAGGTGTTGCAACTCTTATTTGTACTGCATCAAACACTTTTGTTGTAACAGGTGAAACATTAACGTAGGAGTAATCTGTGGCGTTAACAACTGTCAGAATAGTACCAGGAATTAATAAATCAGATACACCATCAGGAGCTGAGGGACAATGGATCGATAGTGATTTTGTACGATTTAGATATGGTCAACCTGAAAAAATTGGTGGGTTTGAAGCATTAGGTGGAGCTACGATCTCAGGTCCAGCTAGAGCTCAACACACTTGGACAAGTATAGCTGGAGAAAAGTATGCAGCTTTAGGTTCATCGAAAGCTTTATATATTTATTACGAGGGTGCGTTTTATGATATTACTCCTTTAGACACAGCAATTACTGGTGCTACATTTACATCTACAAATAATTCTGCAAACGTAACTGTAAATAAAACATCTCATACATTACAAGCTGGAGATTATATTACGTTGTCATCAGTAACAGTGCCAGGGGCTACCTCAACTCTTAATGGTGCAATAACTGCTACAGCTACAACAATAACTTTGGCAGATGCATCAAGTTTTTCTACATCAGGTTCTGTAAGAATTAATGATGAAATAATAACTTACTCAGGAAAGTCTACTAACGATTTAACAGGATGCACAAGGGGTACAGGAGGCACAACTGCTATTGCACATGATACGGCAACAGCTGTAAGAGAATCTACAGTCACTAGATTTAACACAACAGATTTTACAAACAATATTTTTGAAGTTCAATCAACAAGTTTAGCAACAAACAGTTTTCAAATAGTTATGCCTATAACAGAAACAGGCACAGGTATGTCCGCAGCGGGTGGAGCAACTATAAATCCTTACGTTGAGATTGGACCTGTAGAACAAACATATGGTTATGGTTGGGGTACAGATACTTGGTCTGCGGGTAAGTGGGGAGAAGCGTCAACATCTACAAACGTAATACTTGACCCTGGCTCATGGTCGCTTGACAACTTCGGGCAACAACTTATTGCTACAATTAAAAATGGTAAAACATTTACTTGGGACGCTGGTGCAGCTAACCCATTAGAAAACAGAGCAACTATTATGACTGGTGCTCCCACAGCTTCAAGAATGACTATAGTTTCAGATAGAGATCGACATGTGGTGCACTTGGGGACAGAGACTACAATTGGCTCAGGATCTTCACAGGATCCAATGTTTATAAGATTTAGTGACCAAGAGGATTTTACCACATACACACCTACATCTACAAACACTGCAGGTACTTTTAGATTAGATACAGGAAACAAGATTGTTACGGCTATATCAGGTAAAGATTATAACTTAATATTAACTGACACCGCAGCTTATCTTATGCAGTTTGTAGGCCCACCATTTACTTTTTCTATTAGACAAGTTGGTTCTAATTGTGGATGCATTGGTCAACACGCTGCAGCTTATGCAGATGGTAAAGTTTTTTGGATGGGTCAGTCAGGTGGCTTTTTTGTATTTGATGGTACGGTCAAACTGTTACCTTCGTTAATTGAAGACTTTGTTTTTACCACAACAGGTAATAACGTTGGTGTTAATTATTCATCCAATGAAATAGTCTTTGCATCACATAATTCTTTGTTTAATGAAATTATTTGGTTCTACCCTGCTGGTACTACGGCATCTGGACCATCTACACAAAATGACCGAACAGCAGTTTATAATTACGTGGAGAACACATGGGCTCCTATGACACTTGCTAGAAGCACTTACGCTGATGCATCAACATATCCTGTGCCTTATGCTACTGAATATAGTTCTACAGGAACTCCAACATTTCCTACCCTTCAGGGTGCAACTAATACTTTTGGAGCAACAACTTATTTTGCACAAGAGGTTGGTATTAATAAAATTGATTTAAACAAAAATGCTACAGCAATAGCAGCGTTTGTACAATCAGGAGATTTTGATTTACCTACAGACGGTGATGGAACTTTTTTACTAAGAGTAAGTAGATTTTTGCCAGATTTTAAAAATATTCAGGGTAATGCAAAAATAACATTAGGCACAAAAGATTTTCCTGTTTCTACTAATACAACGACAACACAATTTGATGTATCAAGCACAACATCTAAAGTAGATACAAGAGTTAGAGGAAGATTAGCAAATTTAAAAATAGAAAATACATCTACAAATGAAAGTTGGAGATATGGAACTTTTAGAGCAGATGTGTATGAAGATGGTAGAAGATAATGAAAAGAAAAGATCCTAAAGTAGGTACAGGTAAAAAACCAAAAGGTTCGGGTAGGAGATTATATACAGATGAGAATCCTAAAGATACTGTTGGAATTAAGTTTGCGACTCCTAATGATGCTCGTAAGACCGTTGCTAAGGTTAAGAAGGTATCTAAACCGTTTGCAAGGAAAATACAAATATTGACTGTTGGTGAGCAAAGAGCTAAAGTCATGGGTAAGTCTCAAGTTGCTTCTATTTTTAGAAGAGGCAAAGAGTCTATAAGACGAGGCAGAAAAAATGGCTAAGATAAATGTTTATGTACCTGAACCACCTAAAGAATATACAGAAGAAGGGTTTAGACAAATAAACCAAGCAATAGCTACAGTAGAAAATCAATTAAACACAACCTATCAACAAGACTTGAAAAATGAACAGGATGCGTTTAATTACTTTATGTCATGACAATACAATATAAAAATCAAGGTTACAAACAAGCTGATGTAAATAAAGCAACAGTTTTAACTTGTCCTGCTAATGCAACAATTATAGTGAAAGCTGTGTATTGCGCAAACAATGATGCATCATCAGCTATTTTAGTTCAAATGAATTTAGTAGATTCATCTGACTCAAGTGCTGAATATGAATTTTTTAGAGATGATGTAGCGGCTAAAACACAGGTCAATGCTACACCAGAAGGTATTAATTTAGAAGCTGGTGATGCAATTACTGTACAAGCATCAACTGGTAGTAACAAAATTCAAGGTGCAATAAGTTACGCATTATTGGATAGATCACAGGAAAATGGCTAGACAAAAATTTGTAAACTTTGTACCAAGACCAAAACCTCGTAAACGTCCACGACGACATAAAAAATCTCTTTCCAAATCTGAAAAAAGAAGTTATAAACCATACAATCGTCAAGGGAGAAGACCATGAAAATAATACCTGCAAAAGCAAAAGAAATAGTAAAAAACAAAAGAACAGGTCAAGTATACGCTGACAAAGAAGCATTTAATGCTGATGTTGCAGATCCAAATACAGAAACAACTGAAGATGATTTTAGACAAGATTTAGAAATAACAGTTGCTTCTTTGGAGGTATTTGGTAAAAACGACTAATGCAAGCTGCTGGTGGTACAGAACTACAACTTAAATTTTTATATGATCATGTTGATAATGATCTATTAAACAAAGTACAAATAACTACCTCCGTACCAGAAAAAATACCCTTACATCCTAATAAGCCTAACATACTTTGGCAAAAGAATTCATACGATCAACCTAATATATATCCTTGGTTTAAGGATAAAAACAATCATCACAAATATGATTGGTATGTATTTAACTCTCATTGGACGTTTGAAAAATACAGAATGCTTTTTAGCTTACCAACAGAAAAATGTATGGTTATTAAAAATGGAAGCACATCTTTTCCTAAAAGAAAACCATATAAAAAAGGCGATCCTATTAGAATGATATTCCAACCAACACCATGGAGAGGATTGAATGTATTGTTAGCTGCAATGCAAATGGTAAAAAATAAAAATATTAAATTAGATGTATATAGTTCAACACAAGTGTATGGAGATGCTTTTAAAGAAGCAAATGATGATAAATGGGTGCCCCTATACAAACAAGCATCTGAATTACCCAATGTAAATTATATTGGTTATAGACCCAATAAATTTATTTTAGAGAATTTACAGAATTATCATATCTTTGCCTACCCAAGTATTTGGGAAGAAACATCTTGTATATCAGCGATTGAATGCATGTCTGCTGGTTTATATTCAATTGTAACAAATTATGGCGCATTATATGAAACTTGCTCAGAATTTCCTATCTATGTTCAGTATTTAGAGGATTACAAACTGTTAGCTAAATCATTTGCC